CAGCAACCTGTCGGGCGAGGCGCTGAACGCGATGGAAGCGCCGCTGAACAAAAAAGCGCAGGACCGGATTGACCGGTTCATCCCGGAGTGGCGGGCGGCCTGCCGGTTCCTGCTGAAGATCGCAGGGGTGGAAGTTCCGATGTCGGAAATCCGCCCGGAGTTTGACCGGCCCGAGGTGAGCCTGCCCAGGACGGAAGCCGAGACGACCCAGATGGAAGTGGGGGCCGGGATGCCGCTGGTGACCGCACTGCGGCGGCGGGGCTGGAGCGATGCGGAGCTCGAGCGGATGCTCCAGGATAAGCAAGAGGATGACGCCCGCGCACAGGCGAGCCTGGGACAGGCCCTGCTGGATGCGCAGCGGCGTTTTGATCAGGGTGGATCCCTGACACAGCAATCACGGCAAGGCGAGACGCCGGAGCCGGAGGAGTAGACGATGGACCGGAAGAAGGGCCTGTACTTTGAACAAGCCGGCGGCGGCGCGGGAAGCGGCGCTGGCGGCAATGGCAATCAAAAACAGGACGGCGGGGGATCCGCCGGCGATGGGAAGAACACGGAAGGAGGTGATCCACCTCTCGCGTTCGAGGCCTGGGTCAAGGACCAGCCGGAGAACGTGCGCACGATGCTCGACGGGCACACAAAGGGCCTGAAGAGCGCCCTGGACGGCGAGCGGGATGCTCGCAAGAAGCTGGAGAAGGACCTGCGCGACCTGGCCGGGAAGGCCGAGAAAGACAGCGACGCCCAGAAGAAGCTGACCGAGATGGCCGACCAGATGGGCGAAGCTGACCGCCGGGCAGATTTCTACGAAGCGGCGCATGCCGCCGGGGTCTCCAACCTGAAGCTGGCGTACACCGTGGCGGTGCAGGACGAGATGTTCGACCGCAAAGGCAACGTCAACTTCGAGGAGATGAAAAAGGCCTACCCCGAGCTGTTCGGTGGGGCGACCAAAAAGCCCGCCGGGAACGCCGGGGAGGGGAACAACAACCAGCCGCAAGGTAAGGGGATGAACGACTTCATCCGCCGGGCGGCAGGACGAAGCTAACTACGCGCTGAGGCGCGAGGAGGACGAAAATGCCTTACAACAACGTCATTTCGCGGACTGACGCGGCCGCCCTGATCCCTACGGAGACCTCCAAAGAGATCATCAAGAGCGTGGCTGCGACCAACCCGCTCATGCAGTTGGCCCGCCGGCTGCCCAATATCCCGGCTGCTCGCAAGACCATGCCGGTGATGAGCGCCCTGGCCACCGCTTACTTCGTAAACGGTGACACGGACCTGAAGCAAACGACCGAGCTGAACTGGACCAACGTCAACATCGACGCCGAAGAGCTGGCGGTGATCGTGCCGATCCCCGAAGCCGTGCTCGACGATGCCGACTATGACATCTGGGGCGAGACCCGCCCGGCGCTCGAAGAGGCCTTCAATGTGGCCATCGCCGGAGCGGTCTTCTACGGGACCAACATCCCGGCGTCCTGGACCACCAACCTGGGCGCGGCCGGTTTGCTGGCACGCTGCACGGCTGCCGGTCACACGCTCTCGTTTGCAGGCAACGGCTACGCCGACCTGTACGAGGCGATCATGGGCGAGACGCCCGGCGGCGTCGACGGCTTGCTGATGACCCTGGAAGCCGACGGCTTCATGGCCACCGGACACGTGGCGTCCATGCCGATGCGCGGCCGGCTGCGCAACGTGCGCGATGTCAACGGCCAGCCGATCTTCACCCGCTCGATGCAGGAACGCACCCGCTACGAGCTGGACGGCGCACCGTGCTACTTCCCGACCGACGGCAGCGTGCTGGATGCCAGCTCGTGGCTGATCTCGGGCGACTGGAGCCAGCTGGTTTACGCCTTCCGCCAGGACATCACCTACAAGGTGCTGGACCAGGCGGTGATCCAGGACGCGGCCGGGAACATCATCTACAACCTGGCGCAGCAGGACATGGTCGCTCTGCGGGCCGTGATGCGCCTCGGGTTTGCGCTGCCCAACCCGATCAACCGCGTGAACCAGACGGCGGCCACTCGCTGCCCGTTTGCAATCCTGACGGCTTAGGAGGCCAGCATGAGCCTGTTCCCGTTCAACACCAACTGGACGCGAAGGGCACAGACGGACTCGCCGGATGTGACCGTCGTGCTGGGCTCGGGGGTAATGTACACCCCCGGCTCACCGGCGCTGGATGACAACGATTACTACGTCGCCAGCACGAACATGAAGAACGGGGCCTACACCCTGGCGCACTCCGCGCCGGACGTGGGCGCCCGCAATGTGACCGTCACCCAGACCGCGGGTGATACCGAGGACACCAACGGCAAGATCACGGTGACCGGCACCAACCTGGCCGGAGACACGATCACGGAGGAGATTACCCCCAACGCCGGGGCGACCGTGGCCGGGGCGAAGGCCTTTGCCACGATCACGAGCATCGTTGGGTCGGGCTGGGTGATCGACGGCGCCGAGGGCACCAACGACACGGTCGTGGTCGGCTTCGGGGCGCTGATCGGCCTACCCGATATGCTGACCGACACGGCGCAGGTGCTGGCCGCGTCGCTGAACAATGTCCGCGAGGGCACGCATCCGACCGTCACCGTTTCGGCGACGGCCCTGGAAAGCAACACGGTTGACCTGAACAGCGCCCTGGCGGGCACTCCGGTCAAAATCTACTATTTCCTGTAGGCCGATCGGAAACCGATGCGGGCTCGCAGCGAGTGAGAACTTCCTGAAGGAGGGAAGCTATGGCAAAGCAAACTGGAGCTTTTGAGCTGGCACTGACCGGCGAGGCCGTGCCCAGCAACGGCGGGGCGGGTGAGATCGCCAATCCCGAGGGCGTGACCCTGATCGTCAAACAGGCCACGCTGTACGTGGACACCCCCTCGGCGGGGGCGGCCAATATCGCCATTGGCACCGGTGCAGCCGGGGCAGCCAACAATAACATCATCGCCGCCCAGGCGATCAACGGGGCGCTGACCGGGCTGGCTTACAACCTGCTCGCGCCGGCGGCCGGAGCGGCTGAGATCATGTGGACGGCTGCGCAGGTGCTGAACGCCACCGTTTCGGCGGCTTCGGCTGCGTTTGTCGGCCGCCTGCTAATCGAATACTACCGCGTGGATGCCGAGTAATGACCGCCACAGCTGCGCAGATCGCACGGGTACGGAGGATGACCGGTGAGCCGGATACAACGACGTATGCGGACGCCGACATTCAAAGCTACATCGAAGCCCATCCGCTGGAGGATGCTCGGGGCGAGGGGCCGCGGGTGGAGAGTACCACCACGCCGGGAACCCTGGAGGAGAACCCGGATTGGACGGCGACGTACGATCTGAACGCAGCCGCGGCAGACATCTGGGAAGAGAAGGCCGCCGTGCTGGCTGGAGATTTCGATTTTCAGGCGGACGGCGGCCAGTACAGCCGCAGCCAGGCGTATGAGCAGGCGATGAAGCAGGCGCGGCACTTCCGCAGCCGGCGCAGCGTGAAGACGATCACGCTGCGGCCGGAGCCGCTGGCACAGGGCACGGAGGAATTGGACGATGCCGCCTAAGCGGGAGCGCAGCCGCGTGCTCCAGGCGCTGGAGGAATACCGGGCGGCGATCCTGGCGCAGGATGCCGGGCAGATGCGCGATATGGCGCGGCGTTGGCTGAGCGTGGAGCGCAGCCTGGAGGCGGCGATGGCGGCGCTGGCGCAGGAAGCGGCGGAGCTGGCGGCCAACGGGCAGACGCTGAGCCGGAGCAAGCTGTACGAGATGGAGCGTTACCGGGATTTGCTCGGCCAGGCGTATGCCGAAACCCGGAAGTACCAGGCCTGGACGCAAGCGCTGATCGAGCAGCGCCAGGCGGAGATGGCACGGCTGGGCGCTGAGAGCAGCCGGACGCTGATCCGGGAGAGTTACCTGGAAGCGGGTGCGACGGTGGCGCGGTTTAACCTGCTGCCCAGCGAAGCGATCGAGGCGATGGCGGCGGGTCTGTACGCAGGCGCTCCGCTGCAGCGCTTGCTGCAGGCGGCATACAGCGAGAGCATCGGACGCCTGACGGATACGCTGCTGGCCAGCACGGCAAAGGGCATCAACCCCAGGAAGACGGCGCGCATGATGGCCAACGATATGGCCGGCAACCTGGACCGGGCGCTGCGGATCGCTCGCACCGAGCAGCTGAGGGCGTTCCGCACGGCGGCCACCGAGCAGATGAAAGCCAGCGGCGTGGTGAGCGGGTGGATCTGGCGCTCGGCGCTGCAGGAGCGCACCTGCCTGAGCTGCCTGGCGATGGACGGGACGGTGCACGAGCTGGACGAGGAGCTCAA